TTTGCCCCCTTACGTATCTTACTACGGCTGTTCTCAAACACAAACCGTATATCTAAGTTAGGATGTTGCTTCTTAACTTCAAGATGCTTGCGTCTGTCTGCCGCCATGAACCTGCCTTTTACTTCAATGATAATACCATTGTCAAGTATTATGTCAGGTGTATAGGTACGGTAGGCTAGGTCTTGCCATTCAATCTTAACAGCTTCGTATCTGAATGATACCTTATCTGTCTTTAGCTTCTCTGCTATGGTCAACTCTAGCCCACTACGATACCCGTACTTACGTGCGGCTCTCCATGCCTTATGCTGCAACTACATCTCCTATGTATGAGATAGTCGGTGGTGACTTAGCCTTGGACATTACGGATGGACGCTCTGTTAGGTTATCCCAGCAGTCAAAGCGGTAGTTACAGAACCTGCAACCGTCATTGAGTACTTGATTGCCTGTAGCCTTGCCTCTGAATGTCTCAGGCACAGGCTCAAAGCATCTCTCAAATGCATTACTATTAACTGTATCGGCTGTCGCTTGTATCTTGGCTACTTCCTCATCCAAGTTCAGTCCCGTTGCAGGTACATACTTGAATGCTCCATTAGCTTTGTTGACTACCCACCAGCCACCGACCTTCTTGCCGGATGCCTTGGCATAGCCAGCAAGCTGTGCTACATAACCAAAGCCATCACCAGAGGCTAGTGTATCGTACGACTCAAACTTGTTTGTGTATGACCAGTTAGATGCTGACTTCACATCATCCACTGCACCGTCAATCACTATGTCGTACTCACCATTTATCTGGTCATCCTTCAACTCTAGTGTTACCTTGTCAGCATCCTCATACTGCACACCAGCAGACTTGAGTAAGCCCTTGAAGACAGCTTCAACGATGTCTCCAAGCATCATGTTCATCATAAATGTGGTGGGGAAAGGCAAAGCAACTTCAGGTTTGTTCTTGTCATACCATAGCTGGCAAGTGGGCCTACCCACATTAGACATACGTAACCTGAAGTCGCCACGCGCCTTGCCCCCACCAAACTGGCGTTTCAGTGCATCCGATACATCGTCAGCTACTTGCTTGATAGTATCGTCCGACATAATGCTGTTACCATTCACAGCATCTGTCATGTACTGATGTAATGCCAGTTCAGCAGGGTGGTTCATTATGCTACCTCTTCTTCGATTTCAACGTCAACGATACCATCAACATCCATGTCATCAAGGTCTTCATCATTCTTGCTGATGGCCTTCTCTGCATAGGTATTGATGATGTATGTGTTGTAGTTCTCCACCCAAGACATGAAGTCAGCAAACCTGTTCTGGTCTTCCTGTGACAGTTCAACTGTCTTAGTTACGTCCAGATTAACAACAGGTAGATAGAAGCTACTACCATTAGGTAGCTTACGCTCTTCTGTCTGTGCGGAAATCATGTGCTGCACAGGAAGACGCTTCATCTTAGCCAGCTTGGTAAAGCATGTGCCTACTTCCTTGAAGGCATCACGATTGTCAATCTCCCAGATGAATGCTGTAGTCTGTACTTCTACAGAGTTACCACTTGCATCTACAGGGTCAATCAAATCAACTGTACCAAGCACTACACGGACACGCTTGATTGACTTGAGTAAGTCCTTGGTAGCATCAGGTAGTGACTTGTAATCTTCAATCCAACCAGATGGTTTACCACAGTTGAATCCACCGTCATTGTCTTTCAAGTCGATGTTAAGGTTGTCAGCCATGACAGTCTTAACGTAACGGTTAGGTGTATTCCCAGCAGCCATAACAAACTTCTTGTACATGAAGCGTTGCATGAATGGACGCACCTTGATGTCCTTGGCATAGTAGGTAGGGCCATCGGGAATCTCTAGCTTGTAGTGTCCACCCTCAACTACTTCCATGTTGACACGCTTGCCATTCACCTCTGCCTCACCCATGATAGGTGTGTGATGAATGCGCAGTCGTGCCAGTGTACTGGTCTGCTTCTTGCTGCTAGTTGCCTCATGTGCAATGCCCATTGCTTGTGCCATTGCTGCGTAATTGTTAGTGTCGATAGTTGTAAGTTCAGTCATATTTATATCTCCTTTTCTAAGTCAAGTTCCATAGTTATATCAGGTTACGTCCACTACGTCAAGCCAATTATCTCCTATTTTTGCTTCTAATAGTAATGGTACATTAAACACCACACCCCAGCGGGATGTGATGAGGGAAGGTAGTGCCTCGTTAGCTTGTGCTATGATGTCAATTACCTGCCGTTCTTCATCAGGATGTACATCAATAACAACACTGTCATGCACAGAGTTAACTACACAGCTATGCATACCTTGTAGTAGCTTGTCAATGTGTAGTAATGATATAGGTACAATGTCTGCCGTAGCAAACGACTGTACGGGATAGTTCTTTATCTGAGTAAAGAAGGACACAGTGCCGTTAGCCCTACGTACTACGTCAGGGAAAGCAAATTGCCTACCTGATGGCGTAGAGATACGGCGTGTGTTTACAGCTTCTTTAGCCAGTCGGGAATGCCAAGTGGCAACACCCTTGTACTTCTCGTTGAAGTGGGTGTAGTACGCTGCTTCCGCAGCAGTTCTTCCGTAGCCTGACGCTCCATACAACGGCGCGAATGTATGAGCCTTCGCATCCTGTCGGCTCGTAGGCTGACCAGCATCGGTAATAACTTTAGCGGTGTATGCATGTACATCAAATCCAGTAGATACTTCTTCAATTGCAACCTCATCTTGTGATAGAAATGCGGCGGCGCGAAACTCAAGCTGCGCCATGTCAGCTTCCATTATCTTACCACCCTCGAATCGTGACACAAATACTTTCTTTACAGGGAACGTGCCGCCACGTGGCATGTTCTGCATGTTAGGGTTAGCACCCGACAAGCGACCTGTCGAGGTGCGATGTTGTAGTAGGCTGACATGCAGCATACCATCCTGCTTAGTGTATGTCTGTATGCCATCAACGAAGGATGACAGGTACGTATCTACAGCAGACAACCTACGCACTTTAGATAGGAAGTCAACAGCATCGTGCATACCCTTAGACTTAGCGACAGACTCAAGCAACTCAAGGTTAGTCTTGCTGGTACTAAAGCCATTAGCACTAGCCCACTTAGCAGAAGGCGGCTTGAACTTTAGTCCTGCAAGAGTAGGTAGATTGACCAGATTATAACCATTAGCATCACATGCTTTACAACCATTGGGTCTTGCAAAAGGGCTTCCATCTTTCTTTACCTTTCTTACTTGTCCTGTTCCATTACAGGTACGACACTGTTCTGCTGTTGTCTTGTACACACGCTCTGTACCACCAGCCATGAGGCTGCGGAAGTCTGCGTCTGCCATGTAAGGGTCAATAGCATTACCCCAATAGGGCTTGTCTAATACCCTACGACCGTAGATTACCCAAGACAACTGCTCTGGGCTGTTGAGGTTGATAGGTGTATCACCCATCAGCTTACGTACATGAACATTGAGGCTGTCAATAAGTTGACGCTTCTCCTGTTCAAATTCTTGACGCACACTATCCAGTACATCTAGGTCTACCTTGAAACCACGCTGATAGATACGTGCTAGGCATACCGCTACCTCATTAGTAAGTGTGACGGTAGGCATGAGCATAGCATCAGCCTCTGTGTTAAGGCGATACACTAGCTTGTCAGACAGTTGCTGTGTAGCATGTAGGTCAGCAGATAGATACTCTGCCAACTCATCGTGTGGTATATCACGAGTAGAGTAACCCTTCTTGAAGTACTCCTTGAGTGTGTCTTGCTTCTTGGTATCTAATTCATACCGTTCAGCACAAGCCTCTAGGGATAGTGGCTCCTTCTGTCCACGCTGTAGTACATACTCTGCAAGCATAGTGTCGAACACAGGGCCATCATATGTGAAGCCTGACTCCCATAGCCATAGCAAATCATATGCAGCGTTGTGGCAGATGAGTACAGTTGCCTTATTCAATTCGTTCTGCACCACACCATGACCGAATGGTGTCGCTTCTATGTCGGTGTGGTCAAAGTATATAAGATGTTCACGACCCGTATCGTCCAACATACCCACCATAGTCAGTGAATTGTCTGGCTCAAATGGGTCAAGGTGCATCTTGCCATCACGCTTGGTGACAGTATTCTCTACATCAAGTGTTAGCTTCATCCTTCGTACCTCGCTGTCAGATAGTCCAACTCACAGTTCACCATACCATGCCAGCCATTCAGCTTGTTCTTCACGATGTTCATGTGACGTAGTGGGCTATCTTCTTCTTGTCCTTCAACGGTGGGTGACTTACCAATCAGTATCATAAGGTCAGCCTCTGCCGCCTTACCAGTACGTGAGCCTTCCATCATAGACTGATTAAGTTGTGACCTTCCTTCTGCCTCTGCTGATAGCTGAGACATGTAGAATACAGCACAGTCATACGTCTTGGCAATCTGCCTAGCGTGGATAGCGCAAGCCTTGAGTGCCTCATCGGGGCGAGAGAAGCTACCAGCAGTCTGGAACTTATCTCCCATGTCCAACACAAGGATGTCAGGCTTGTATGATTTACATACAGACTCTACCCAATTCATGTCACGACCACCTGCTTCTTTGATTCTGATGTTGTTCATCACAGGTTCGTATAGTGACCTTGCCATTGCCATGTTAGCTTTGACATCACGGGCTGACATACCTGCGGCGGCTGTCAAGTATCTAGCACCAACACGGTGAGTAGGCTCTTCGTTACATAAGATAACGCATCTAGCACCCTGTGATGCAAACCCACCCGGTGCAGCTATCAAGCTGGCATGGAAGGATGTCTTACCTGTGTTGGGTCTAGCACCAACCTCAATCAACTGACCGCCACTAACACCCTCGACCTTGCGTGTTACGCTAGGTATATTGAAGGCCCACTTAGCTTCCAGTTCAGCCTTCGCCATCAGTGTCTCAATGCTGATATCATCCCACTCAATCTTTAGATTAGGGGTGAAGTCATCACCATATTGCTCAAGCAGATTGCGTAGTGCCTCAAGTGTAGCGGCTGAACCGTTGACCATATCGAATCCGATATTGGCTACGTCCTCACCGATAACCTGCTGGAATAGTTTAGACAGCACCTCTTGTGCTACGTCACCACCCATAGGTTGCTCACGCTTGATGGTATTGAACAGAGATGTATAGGCTTGCT